CGCCCTCACGTCCGGCCTTTTGCAGGGCCTTCATGCCGGTCTCGCCGTATTTTTTCTTGCCCAAATATGCTTGCAATGCAGATTCGTCAGTCTTGGATTGTTGTGCATCAAAATCTTTTAATTTGTCGTTAAGATAATCCATTACGTCGCCATCTTGATCGGTTGATTCATTTTTGCTACGTAGCTTGTTCAACACAGCACCGGCTACACGTTCACCGGCTTCTTTGGAGCCATAACGCTCGCCTGCACTCTTGGCAATCTTAGAAAACATTTTTCCTGGCTTGCCAATGTCTTTGCCAGCACGTGCCTTCTTGGCTGAGTAGTCTCCAGTGCTACGTTCAGCCACTGGCTGAGCACTTTCTGCAAGCTGTTGCTTGGCCGACAGTGTGGCCAATTTCTTGTTTAGGTCGTAAAAAAATGTCATGCTGTTATCCTCTTGGGTTGGCGCCGGTGGCTGGACGTGGTGGGCGTTTTACTTTTGTCATGGGACTTGAAGTGCCCATTGGCAAATCATTTGTGGTTTTGGCAGGCGGTGTTTTGCCACCAGCCACAGTAAACTCACTGCGATAGGCATTCTTCAACACAGCATGCTGGTCATAAGGTGCTGAGTAATCTTTGCTGAGTGCCTTTTGTTCTGCGTCAGGAGCAGGATAGTCTGTGTCGGTCAACAGGTCTTTGTTTTGATCTTCAATCTTTTCTTTTTCATCCATCATGCTGTCTTCATAGGCCGTGGTCAACAAACGGATACGGTTTGGATCAAGTCCTAAGAGTTGAGCAATTTGTTGGATCTGTGGCTCGATGGCCGGATAGCGGAATTCGCAATCCATGGCACTGACGCTTTCGTTGGCGTGTGCAGGAAAGTCTGCTGGCTTGAGCTGTATGGGTGTCTTTTTCACAGCTGACACTTTGACCGGATCAAACTGCTTGAGCTTTTCTTCTAGCATTTTGACCAAGGCGGGCTCAACATCACCTACAATTTTGATCCTGTAGTTGTAAGTTCTTTGGCTTTCGGCCAGGTATTCTTGAAAATTTTTCATATTTGTATCCCTATATCCTATTTATGCTTTTGTATTGTTTTGGTCCTTGGACCCTTTTATCATTTCCAGCAGGTCGTTACGACTCAGCACCTGGCCATGAGCTGTTTGTGTGGGTTCGTCACCTTGTGCATCACGATCCAATTTGACTTTTTTCATTTGTAGTTCGACCATTTTGAGCTTTTTGTTCAGCTTGGCAGTCTTGGCTGTGAGTGCATGGCCTAGCATGGTCCCAGCTACTGCAAATATTTCACTAGCATATCTGCTGTCTACATTGAAGCCTAAATCCATCAAGTTATCAAAGGTTTCTTGAGCTTTGTTGGCCAACTCATCCATTTCTGCATCCGACGCATCTAGACCACGCACTGCTGGCAGTGCTTGATCAATCTTGTCTATGGTAGCGTCAATTTCTTGAAGCTGGATTTGGGTGGCAGGAACCGTGGCAGGTTCTGTGGTTTCGCTTTCGCAACCTGAGGGCGGTAAATCAAACAGCTCTTCTAAACGTCGGATCATACCCTATTTACCGGTTTTTTTGCTGCCCTGATGGAATATTTGATCTTCGTTGATGACTCTGAATGTGAGTCCGTTGCGCCGGGCCCATTTGGTGGCAGCATCCCATTTGGCATAGTTTACTGCTACCACAGCACGATCACGATCAGACATTTTGCTTTCGATCAGGCTTTGTTTTTTGGGCTTGATTTCTATCAGCTCAGCACGAGTTTTGTTGTTGCGATCTCTATAGGTCACAAAAAAATCCGGCACATAGTTGCTGGACTTTCCGGTGATGGGATTACGATAGGGTATGCTGATACTTTCACTGGCCCAGTTTACGATGTTGTCGTTGTTGTCAAGAAACATCATGAAAGTCATTTCCCAACCGCTGCGATATCGCGGACTGTTCCTGCCCACATATTTCTGCTGATTTTTTACTGTGTAGATGCCTTGACGGAAATTGGGCATGATCAGGCCCTTACGTTTCTGGCCGTGTAGTAGTTGGGAGTGGTTGGAGTCAGCACGCCCAACAGAGTTGCACTGCTTCTAACACTGTTGAGATAATAGGCCATCAAGGAAGTTATTTCTGGAGCAGTTTGGCCTCCTTGCTGAAAACTCTGCAACAAGGTCATGGCCGAAGTGTTTGTTTCTTCTGCCACTCTGAAAAGAGCACCTGTAAAATTTTCTGCTGCCAAATCTGTTCTGAACACACTTTGGAAATAACTCAGCACTGCTTCGTATTCCAACACAGGCACATTGGCACTGTAGTTGTAAAAAGTATCGTAGATCCTGACAGTTTGATCAGTTTGCAGATTGATTTGATTTACAGTGGACATGATCAGAATCTACTTGGATTGAACGGAGGCGTATTTGGATTTCTAGGTGCAGTTGGAAAAAATATTCCATCCAAGGTCCCACGATTTGGACCACTGGGCGTGGGATTGGTGGTTCCGATAGCAGCTCGTACTGCTCCTGGCAATTGTGTTCTGGCAATGGTTTTGGCACTGTCAATCACTTCCTGGTTCACAGTACTGCGGATGTTTTTGTCTTTGAAAGTAAAATAGGCCGTACCTGCTTTTTGTACCGCGCCTACTAGTCCTGCCACTCCGCCACTTTGTAGATCTTCTATGATACCAATGCCGGCATCTAACAAGCCACCTTGTCCCAACACAGTCTGTGTGGAGCCAGGACGATTCAATGCACTGGGCACTGTGTCGTAGTAGGCAGGATCTGCAAAGCCCACCACGTTGGTATCAGGCCTGACTCCGCCAATGGCTCCTGAATAGTATTTGACAGTTTCATAACGTATGGTCATGCGATTGGTCATGGTGCCAGCACCTTGGGCATAATCATAGGTATCATGTGCCCAGTCTGTGATCATGGGATTAATTAATATGTATTCGGCCCATTTTTTCTGATACAGGCCATATATGCGTATGTCACGGAAAAATGGCGGTTTGCCTGACGGAGTTCCTGTGAGCAGGCTAGTTGACCCAGAATCATAACTCTCTCCTATGTAACCCCAGTCATTGACTGGCCTAGATGGATCATAGATGTCTCGGCTGTTGTAACTGAATCCTGCTGGACTTTGAGTTGATGCCAGTTGCCCATTTTGATTGTTGGGGCTATCATAGGCCTGGCTGGGATCTTTGTAGTAATAACTGTAGTAGTTGTACCACATGTTGCGAGTTAGGTCGCCGCCGTCATCGTGGAATTCAATGACCACTGGATTGTAATCAATCTTGGTTTGCGCCAGACGTTTGCGATTGTACTGATTGAGTGTTTCCACTGTCATGGAGTAAGTGGGCAACTGTGCCGACTTGACCATGAGACCAATGGTAGCTTGATCTTGATTGCCTGCGAATAGCGCAGTTCTAAGACTGGGTATCTGCTGTGTGTTTATTGTGAAAAACACATGGAACAGAAACTTGTTGCGTGGAGCAAACTCGTATCCGTTGGTCCTGAAAGTTTTAGCTGCGTGACTGTAGTCTTTTAGACCGTCGGCACCAAAAAATCCTTTAAGGAAGTCTTGACCAAATGCCATGGCGTTTAGCCTGCGCCAGTAGCAACGTCACCCAATGTTCTGCCAACAAAAGCACCAACTCCACTGCCTGTTGGAACCTGATTGGCATTGTCAAACCTAATGGCCATGGAGATTGTGGCCACTTCGCTGAGACTGTAATCCATGTTGTTGTAATTGACGTTCTGCAGGTAGCAACCATACAGTTCCCAAGTTTCAAGAACCACTGGCTCGCTGGCTCCATTGCCACCGTCTAACACTTCAAAACGTGTGAGGAACTTGTAGTCGATGCCTGAAGCAGCTGAAGCCATTTCCATGAAGTCCAATTGTTTCTGCAATTGTTCGCCAACCAAGTTAGATACTTGGCCGCCTGCATCATCACGTAGATTGCAAGTGACATTTTCCCAACTGTATTTGCCAGCCAATTTGATTGTGCTGTTGTAGATCGGCACATCAATGTCAGCAAAACTAACTGTGGGACGTGTGAAGTCAATGACCTGCTTGGTTAACTCTGTGCGAGGTGTTGATACTCCAAAGTTTTCAAATACCACTCGGAAGCGATATTTTAATTTGGGCATCAACAAGCCCTGATTTGGGTTGCTTTGGTCACTGGCCAAAGGCACTGTCATTCTAGTCAACGATGAAACGGCCATTTGTTATCTCCTATATGCTTTATTTATGGCTTTGGAATTTGTTCTAAAATCCATGTGTTAAGCCGACTGTGCTGTCACTGCCAGGCTTGTGGCAATTTCACCGGTGTTCTTGATACGCATCGGTATGTAGATAAATTCAACGGCCTTGACAGGCTCGATAGCAATATCCAACCATAATTCATTGGCATCAATACGTGCAGGTGTATTGTTGGTCAAGTCACAAACAACTAGATAATCATAGATACCGCGCTTGTTGACCAAGTCAATCATGAGACTGTCCACAGCATTCCTGATTTCATTGCGGGTGATCTGATCGTTGGGTTCGAACAAGAAGTTGTCACCAATTTGTTGTAATCTTGCACGGATAAATGCAACCAAACGTGCCACGTTGATACGATCCAGGGCAGTGTCGGCTCCCAATGTGGTCTTGTTACCAAAGTTGGTGATACCAATGCCAGGTACAAAAGTGATTGGGTTGATATCGTTCTGATACAACACGTCTCTCAGGCTTTGATTAACACCAATGGTTTCAAATTCACCGGTCACAGCATTGATGTAACCAAGTCTGGCCGCGTTGTCAATAACACCACGACGTGTTCCTGCTGGAGCCAACCATGGAAACGCCACTTCGTCGTTGCGGATTATGGTTCTGACCATCATGTGGCTAGGTGCAGTCACTACTGCTGTGCCTGATAGATCTGTGGTTTGGCAACTTGGGTAGAACACACCAATGTAGGCATCGTATGAAGTCAATCCTTCATCTGTTTGCTGAGCATTGTTCTTCCAATCAATGATAGTGGTTCCTGTGGGCGGCAAGCGCATTGGAGTATCACCTACCACAAAAGCTGTGTTCTTGCGATCATTGTTGAGCAAGGCCATGTTGGGGATCAATTCTGGATATCCTGTGCAGGCTATCAGATTGAACTGGCGTTGCTCTTCACGTATTTCTACGCTGCTGTCTATGCCAGATTTCAGTGCCTGTACAATCAAGTAACGCTGTGCCAGGCGACCCATGTTGGGGCTACCGTCGTCTTTGTTGGCGCTGGCAGTGACCCAGGAGTTGGTTTCAATTTCAGCCCAGTAGGTGTTGTTTGTGGGATTCTGATTGGCCGTGGGTGCCAGTATGCAAACATAAATTGTACCGTTGTAGTTCACAAAGTCATTGAATGCATAGGTTGTTGTGTTGTCCCAGGCATCAACTGTGAAGTCTGCTGTGTTGAAATAGTCAACCTGGAAACTCTTGACGTTGAATCCACTACGGCGTGTGTTGAACAACAAGGTTCCTTGCGGATACAGTCCAGGATTTGGTGCATCAATGTCCAGATAGTTGCTGGTCAGCAAACTGGAGATCGACGGAATAGGATCTGTGATCGGATTGGTAGTGCCGTTAGAAGACCAGCGTGCATCTGCAAACAAGATACCATTTTCTGTGGTCTGATCAGTGTTGTCGATCAATACCCATTGATCCGTTCCTTGTATGTTGCTCCAGCGATACAGCATGGGATAATTTTCAAGATCACCAGTGTCGATCCATAGATCACCGTAGACCAATGGACTTTGCGCTGTGTTGTTCTGAGTCACAGGCGCTGTGGCACTGAAGATTGGACCACTGGCATTGGTCAAGGTCAAATTGTCACCGCGCACATCATTGCTGACGTTTTGATATGCAAACCAGGCACCGTTGTTCTGGATCATGATATCGGCCTGGGTGGTAGTAGAATAGTACCAATAGGTTCCGGAATCTGGATCTTGATCAGGCTCTGTTGCGCTGGGTGTGTAGGTGAAAGTTGGAGTGCTGACAAAATAGCTCAGGAATATGCCATTGTCAGGAGCAGGTCTTGCAAATTCTGTGCTGACTGTGAAACCAGCTGCTGTCAGCGGTTGACCTGTGACGTTGGTCAGTGTGATGTTTCCACCAGCAAGGTGTGTGAACACAACAGAACCAGCTGAATTGACAGTCACAGTCACATAACTGGCAAATGGTGAAGCTCCAATGGCACCTTGTGTTCTGATCAAGAAACTGTCCAAGGTTGTGCTGGTCAAGGTCACTGTGGCGATATCATCTTCAATTGGGTTTCCTGGAATGCTGGCCGATATGGTGTACGAATTTCCAATCACAAACGGACCAGGTGAAGTGTCACTGCCTGTGTATACTGCCGGTCCGGTGGCATATCTTTCAAAGATATCCTGGGTCAAGGTGCCGTCATATTCAGAATCGATACGGGCCATCAAGGTACCAGCTGGAATATTTTTGCCGCCACCCGATGGATCCAGCTCATATATGGCTTCATTGGTATTGGTATAAATTGGGCAATTTTGTTGCACGAATCTGCCAAGGGCTGAATTGTATTTCTTGGTCACCAAATTGGCACCAAGATTCACATTGTTGATCTTCTGCCAGACCGAACCAGTAGGTTCTGGTTGGGTATCCGTGGACCTCCATCTAGGCACGTTGTAGCTGTAATCTGCCAGGAATGCAGGAGCATAGTAGGTGTTGGCTGTGATGCCCAATTCTGACAACACATCACCACTGTAGTTGCTAATATCAACGGCTCCTTCGCCGGCTGTGCTGCCGTCGGCAGTGGCTTCGCTGGTGGCATATATGGCCACTTTGTCATTGAGATGACCCGAATAAACTCCGGTGATAGCGGCCGAGTTGATAGCATTGCTTAATCCCTCTGCAGTGTTGTTTGGACTGGCTGGCACCGACACGATGGTTCCGTTGATGGAAATAGAACCAGCTGCAAGGCCGTCTATGGTGTTGTTGCCTTGTATGGTTGGCCAAGCTGTTTTCCAGTCATCTGATCCTATCTGTACCCAGGTATTATACAACGCTGTTAGATAGCTCGAGGACGACTGTCCTGCGAAAGGACCGCCACGCTTGAAATAGCCCGGATTGTTGATGTTGGTAGTTACAATGGCATAGTCACCAATTGCGCCGAGACTTTGCAAAGGCACTGAAGAATTAGACTCAAGATCATCGGTGCTGGTTATGACCAAAGGTATCTGATTGGTAAACGATGCTGTGGTCAGATTCCATTGGAAAATTCCCCACTGAGTGTTGGCTGTGTCTAACCAATAGGTTCCATTGTCAGGAGCACCAGTTGGGCGTACCAAGCTGGCTGTTAATTCTGCAAGGTCAATGTCCACACGTTGCACAAAAGCTCTGTTGGTGGTACCTAGGGCACTATAAGCGGCCAAAAGTCCGTATTCGTTGAGTTCATACCCATTGATCGGAGTGCCAGCTGTGGTCTTGTAAAAGAACGGCACACCAAAAGTCGCTGAAAGATCTCGCTGACTGGTAATGGTGTATATCTTGTTAGCATTAGCCTGCAACGTTCCTGCGGCTACTCCAGCTCCGGTGCCACTGATCTTGTTCTGTGCTGTGGCAATCAGAATGTACGGGACTGAGTTTGTCGCAGCAGGAAGATATTGACTTTCGTCAATTACGGTAACTTCTACGCCAGGTGATAATAGTGCCATGGTAAATCCTTTTTTCTAGTTGTTTATATTTATTGCCAAAGAGAAAAATCTGGCCAATTCATATCCCTACTAGTAGGTTTTTGTTTAAATAACACATGCGACCCATATGCCAAAACTGCAGGCAAAGGCCCAGAGCCATAGCTTATCATAGGAAAAATTCCACGCAGTATCGACGACTGTGCGAATACTGCATCAAGAGAGAACGCAAGCAGAAACCACCCGAAAGCCGATGGAAAAGTTCCGGCTACAAAAAGAAATTGGCCTGCGACAAGTGTGGTTTCAGAAGCAAATATGCTGGCCAGTTGCTGGTTTATCACGTGGACGGTAATCTACACAATACCGGCCCAAGGAATTTGAAAACAATATGTTTGAACTGCGTGGAGGACGTTAAACGACTAGATCGGCCCTGGGCCTGGGGAGATCTTGAACCAGACGTGTGATCTGGGCATACAAATTGTCCATGCTTGAGTTGTTGTCCAACACAGCATCAAATTGCGTGCCAATCCAGGCAGTTTCACTGGCATGTATAGTATATTTTTCCAACTCAATTTTGCTGGTAGTCCACTTTAAATTATGCGGGCCAGAATTCGCTATTTCTGCCAAATGATACCACGCAGGGTCGGGTCCTCTATGAACTCTGATCACTATTCCGCCGGCTCGTTTGATAGCGGCAATTTCGTTGGGAAATCTGCAATCTGAAATCACAACATCGTCGGTGGTTGTGCGTAGTTTGTTTTCCAAACTAGCGATCCAGGTATCATCGTGAAAACCTTTGCGTACTACTTCGGTGCCCCAGTATTGTAAAACCCAACGAGGAGTAAGATCTGGCATGTTCAAGCGTCCAGCCCACCATGGATCCACTTGTTCACGCCAAGCCCGGCTTTGCCGTGTACGACCCTCTAACAGTTCTCGATCCCAACCAAACACACTGGCCACAGCATCTTTTAGCGTGTTGGCAAAACTTTCTCTGCGGAATTGATGTATGTTTACTAGATAGTCTGCTATGGTATCTTTGCCGGCGCCTATGAGTCCGCATACTCCAATGATCATTTTAGTTCCTTTACGTTTAAATGTCGCAGTGTGGCCTGCAACATGTCTATCTGTCTGCGGCAGTCTTCCAAGGCATGATGACTGGTAGGTGGCCTGGGCAAGGCGGGCCATAAACTGTAGATGGTTCTAGCATCACGCACATTGTAAAACTGCCAAGGCAAACTTTTGCCATATGATTTGTAGGCATGCTCAAGAATGTTCATGTCATAGGTGGGCCCATTTGCCCAGATAAATTTGTGTTGCCAGGCCAACTTGTACAAGCTATCAAGTGCTTGGTCCAGATCCACACGACCTTCTTCCATGAAGGCTTCGGTCTGTGCTTCTTTCTGGGTTGACCACCAATCCAGTGTGCCTTGTTCTATTGCGCGGTTTTCTTGGCTTTCTAGAGTGATCCTAGCATAGTATTGGCGGTCATAATAACCGGAACCAAAAGGATCAAAGCTCTGTGCGGCTATGGTCAGTATGGTAGCATCTGGACCAGTGGCCAGTCCTTCTATGTCAATCATCAATGAGCTCATGCTAAGAGTATAGCATGAATTTTGGTAGAAATCTACGGATGTTTAACCTATGACGAACGTGATGGGTTGGCTGCCGTCTACATAGTTTTTGAGTTGCTCGATCAGGCTGTCCATTTGTGTCTGTGCTTCGGTTTTGAGTTGTGTGCCGTTGAGTTGGCTACCGCCTTGTGGGCCAGCATACATTCCAAATTTTTCTCGGGCTTCGCCGATGATCATTTTGCAGGCGGCTACCATGTAGTCGCGGAGCCATTGTTGTATCTGGAAATCTTGCAGGAGATTGAACTCGGGTTTCAAGTTGTAGGTCCAAAGTAGAACGTTTTCACCGGTGCCTTTGGGATCACGAATCAGTTGCAGTTTCTTGGTCACAGGATTCCAAGTATAGTTCATGTAGGCACCAAACATGCGCCCAGCCAGTTCCACGTACTGGCTATAAAAATCATAAGTGGCAAGACCTCCGGCCACGTTGAAGTTCATGAGATACACATTCATGCTGGCTTGACTAAACGGATCAAAGTTACTGGCAAATGGACCGGTCGAGTCACCAAAAGTTCTACGAAAGATCTGTCGCACACTGATAACTTCTTGAGGCAAGGTATAGATATTGACATTGGTCACAAGTTCCATGAAGGTATAGCTTTCTTCATAGGCATTTTGTGCTCGTTGACGATACACACCAATGGTCCTTTGATAAGCTGCTTCGTAGTGTTCGGCATCCAGTTCAAGATCCACAATCTGATCACCCAGGGTCAGGCGCACATAATCAAACAGTTGTTGTTTGAGTGTTTCTAGGCTGTTTTGGGCTTGGGTGCTTTGTGCTGTCATTAGGGAACTCCGTGTTCCCTGTATTTACCAGGCTTTCAGTATGATCAGATTCTCGTTGCCGCGCCCGTTGAACTTGGTTTCTGTGGCTTTTATGTCCTTAAACAATTTGCGAGCCGCGGGTTTACCACCTGCTAATAGCTCTTTGAGCTGTTCTGCTGGACGGCGTAGAGTTTTTTGTACAGTTTGCATGGTATCAAATCCCACAACAGCTGATCCTTTGACACTGAATGTGCCAAGATGGGCATCAGCCATGACATGGATCAACTTGCGTTTTTTGGTATCATACAACCAGGCTTCGCCAGCATTGACCAACTGTGCAGGTGCTATACTGGTCAGCTTGAGTTCAGCAAAGTCTTTGAGATACTTGAACTTGGCTGAAAGTTTTTCTGGGCTGACTGCTTTCTTGGCTCTTGGTTTGCGTTCCACTTTTTTGATCTGTACATAATTGCCACAGTCGGCGATTACCTGTTCAATGAACTTGATGCACTGTTTGATTTGATTTTTGTTCAAGTGGCTGTAGCCTTCCACTAGGTCTGCATCGGTGCCTTCTAACACTGCCTCAAATTCGACCAACTTCTTTTTCCACACATCAGCAATGGTGCCTACCATGTTGGGACTGATGTTCATGCCACGAATCTGTGCTATGGGTTTCCAGTCTGCGGTCATCTTGGCTCCGGCCTTGACGAACTCATCGAACATGCCTTCTAGTTCGCCAGCACATTCCGAAACTTTCTCACGCAGGTGATCTTGTATGGTCAGTTTTGCCACGGCCACTTCGGCTTCGTTGATGACCTTTTTGACTTCTTGTTTGATTTTTAGCATCGTGGCAATCTGTTCGTCAATGATGCACTGTTCATGCTCGTTGAGTTGCAGGCCCATCAAGGTCATCCTACATACCCAGGCCGGAGTCAAACGAATTTGGCTGTCTGGAATGCCTCGCATGAGTTTGGCATCTTTGGCTCGATGATTGACGTCCAGGTACTGGCACAGCATGTCTTTGGCATCTCGTTTGCCATAGTGATAGTTATACCAGGCAAAGGCCTTGCTGAAAGCACTGATGCGGTTTTCTTCTGTGGGTTGAAATTTCCAGTCAGGCTCGTGCCCAACATATTTGGTTTCTGCACCTTTGGGATTCAAGGGTTTGATCACAGTGGCGGCTCGTGCGTTCATGGGCTCTCCTGATTGTAAAAATATATTATAGCACTTTGGTCTTTTTTAGTCAACCGCTTAAAAGTGCCGCAAAAGTAAGGTGTTGCTCCAGGTTAGTTATGAGATCTTCGGCTTTTTTGATCAATTCTCTGTAGTGTCCAGTTTCGCGATGTAATCTGCGACATTCTACACTTTCTTTGCTGATTGCATTGATAGCAGTATCGATGTTGCGTAGCATTTTGAGCAGGTCACGGCGAGCTACTTTGTTTTTGATAGTGGGGATAGCACGTTCAATTTTGTCCAGGCGATCCAATAATTGTTCCATGTAGATAATTATACCGGCTTTTGAGTTCTCAGTCAATTCTACCCATAAATACTCGACTATGCCACGCCTGAGCTTATATCGTCCCAATCGCACCAATGATTACCAGTATCTTGATCGCAACATCAGTGAAATGTTCACTGTGGGCGGAATTGACATTTATATACACAAATATCTAGGGCCTATTGTGGATCCAGATCAGGCCAACACTCCGGGCAATGCCACATTGCCCATTTACGACAGTACCAATCCCTTGTTTATTGAAGATTTGTTGCTGTTGGAAAATCGCGATCGTGCCTACGATCCAGACGTGTTTGTCATGCGTGGTGTGTACAGAACACAAGACATAGATTTTGATCTCACACAGTTTGGACTGTTCTTGAATGGCGATACCTTGTTTATCACATTCCATTACAACAACATGATTGATACCTTGGGTCGCAAGCTCATGAGTGGTGATGTGATTGAAGTGCCAAACTTAACAGACTACCATCCCTTGGATCGCTCTATTCCCAAGGCCTTGCCTAGATACTATGTGATACAAGATGGCAATTTTGCCAGTGAAGGATTTAGCCAAACCTGGCAACCACACCTGTGGCGCATCAAGGCCACACCCATGGTTAACGCTCAAGAATACAAACAGATCATTGATCAGCCGTTCATGCCAGAAAACATTTGGGATCCTGGCAACTACTATCCCAATGGCACTGTGGTCAACAATGGCGGAACATATTACACTGCCAATGGCAATGTGCCAGCGGGCACGCCCATCGACTCTGTAAACCCCAATACAGGACTGCCTTATTGGACACCAACCACTCCTACCACAGTGGGCGACAAGATGAGTACCAGACCCAAGGATCTGGAGATCAACGATGCCATATTGACCCAGGCCTATGCGGATGTTCCATTGTCGGGCTATGACATAACCAAATTTTACATTTTGCCCACACAAGATGGACAGCCTGCTTCGGCCGGATTGACTGTGGACAACACCAACGTCACAGCGGACGGCACCGAAACCGGAGAAGGAATCACTCCCAAGGCTTTGGGATACACTCTGGGCTATCTCAGCAACAGTGTAGACCCAGACACCGGATACTTGATTCCGCCCAATGGATTGCCTGTGGTTCCGGGTGTGAGCTTTCCTCCAAACCCAGTGGCCGGTGATTATGCCTTGCGCTTGGACTATTTCCCAAATCGCTTGTTCCGTTATGATGGAAGTCGCTGGGTCAAGATTGAAGATGCAGTACGAACAGATCTAGATCTAGCTCAAGATGCATTGACTCAACGTGCAGGTTTTGTCAACAATACCTATACAGTACCAACCACTGACCTGGGCAACATACCCAGCCGCCAGAGTCTCAGCCAGATACTCAAACCACAGGCTGACAATGGTGATCAAGGTGGAAATCTACCACCCAATCCAAGACCTCCAGGACGATAATGGCACAATTTTTTTATGACGAACAGATACGTAGATTCTTGTTGCAGTTTGCTAGAATCTTTTCAAACTTCCAAGTGGCCTATGGTATAAACTCCTCAGGCAAAGAGGACACCTTGGTTCGTGTACCAGTGCGTTACGGCGATGCCAGCCGTCAGGCACAGACCATAATGCAACAAAACAGTGCCAACGACATGCCAAGCACACCGTTGATGACTTTTTATATCACAGCCTTGGACTATGATAGACCACGCATACAAGAACCCAATTTTGTCAGCAACATCCAAGTGCGCCAGCGCACCTACGATGAGGCCACTGACAGTTATGAGACCACACAGGGCAATGCTTTTACCATCGAGCGTCTCATGCCTGTGCCTTACAAGTTGACTGTGAATCTTGATATTTGGACATCAAATACCAATCAAAAAATGCAGTTGCTGGAACAGATCCTGGTGCTGTTCAATCCTGCTTTGGAAATACAAAGCACCGACAACTACATAGACTGGACTAGCCTGACCACCTGTGATCTTGAACGGGTAAATTGGAGCAGTAGGAGCATACCCCAGGGCACAGAAAATCCCATAGATATCGCTACTCTTACTTTCAATATACCAATCTGGATCAGCAGTCCAGCCAAGGTCAAGAAACTGGGTGTGGTTGAACGCATAGTGGCGTCGGTATTTGATGCCAAGGGTGATGCTTCAAATGCAATTTTAGACAGTGATCTTTTGTTGGGCACCAGGCAAGTGTTTACACCTTATGCTTACCAGGTCTTGTTGATAGGCAATAAATTACAGGCCTTGCGAGAGCCGCAGGTGGTTGATCAACTTAATTCAAGCCTCGAGCCTCCTACCAGCCCAGAAAGCAATTTGCTGTGGCACTCAGTGATCGGTGTTTACGGAGTAATAAGACCAGGAATAAGTTTGATCAAACTGGAACAGGATGACGGAACCGAAGTGGTAGGAACTATTGCGTTTGATCCTACCGATGACAGATTCTTGTTGTTTAGTATCGACCCCGATACAGTGCCCAGCAACACATTGTCACCAGTTGACGCAGTTATTGATCCGCTAAAAAGTGGGCCTGGCGCGGGCTTGACTCCGGCCGCTCTTGGACAACGATACCTGTTTACCGATGATACCGGAACCTGGAACGAGGGTTATGCCAGTGCCTGGGCCGGAGTTGACAATCAACCTTTGGTGGCACATGCCAATGATATTGTTGAGTATGATGGTACTAGATGGATAATTAGTTTTGACAGCACCAGTAGCCCAGAGAACACACAGTATGTTACCAATATCACAACTGAAATACAATACGAATGGACCGGGTCAACTTGGGTCAAAAGTTACCAAGGTCTATATCCGGGAGGACGATGGAGTCTAGTATTGTAAACGCTGTAGGAGTGTGGTTTTATTCCGTGAGCACGGGTCGCTATCTGTATCTCATGCGCAACGATCCCAAACACCCAGGATCATGGGGCTTGCCCGGTGGTCGTATTGAGCCCGGCGAGTCTTTGCGCGATGCCATGTTTAGAGAATGTCAGGAAGAACTGGGATTTGTTCCAGATTTCATGCGCTTGGTTCCTATTGAAAAATTTACCACGGTTGATGGGGCATTTGCCTATCATACTTTTTATTGTTCAGTAGAACAAGAATTTGTTCCAGAGCTCAACGATGAACACTCTGGATATGCCTGGATTGATTCGGGCACCTGGCCAAGACCCATGCACCCAGGATTGTGGTCTACTGTGAATTTTGAAGCGGTGCGTGAAAAAATTTCTACTTTGGAACTGGCAGTTCACACGTCACAATAGATCACAAACTGCCTGTGATCCAAGTGGTTGACGTTGGCATGCTCAAACCACTGTGGAAACATATTGGTTCGTTCGCCAACAATAAAAAACGATACTCCACTATAGGCAGAAAATATTTGATCAAGCTGTTGTTGCCAGTCGGGCGAGTCAACAAATACTTCCTTGTTGTATCCTAGCAAAAAAATTTCTTTGTGTTGATCAAATGCGGCAAGATACACTGCCAGCACCGGATCTATGGATCTGGGCCGGTGTGGCACAATATAAAAATTTTCTGGATATTTCAAACAGTTTTTTGTTGTGGTATAGATGATGTTTTTGTCATGATAATTCAAATTCATCAGTTCTTCAAGATTCGTGACATCAGATTCCACAGCAAAATCCAATCGCATTTGCTTGGCCACATGACCCGCACCATAAGTCTGTAATTTTTTACTGCTGAGCAGTCCACCGCGGTGTCGCTGTAGTTTTGTATAATCAAATTTTTCTTGATCTACATCGCTGCCAATGCAGGCTGCACGTCCTGAGATATGTTGATTTTCGATGGGATTGGGCACCCATTCTCGGCTTTGATGTTTTTTGCCGCCAGACCAGCGAGTTTCAATTACAATAAATTCGCCAGGATAATCTTCTCTGTAGTGAGCCTGGATCATGTACGACCTACAGCTACTTCGATCACTCCGGGTTGGTCTGAATTGTAGTTTTCCAGGGCTTTGCCAATGATACAGGCCGGTTGATACTGTGCCAAATCAAGCACACATGCCACACCTGGAATATGACTGGCAACCAAGCGATCACCTTTGGCTATGGTACCAACTACACTGCAAGGCACACGACCGGTCAGTGCCACCGGAGTCGCTGTGTCGCCAGATTGAGCGGCGTTCATGAGATAACTTGGATTGGTAGAAACTATTCCAGCCACACGAGTACTATGACTGGAATTTGAAATGGTGATTTCTTTGTTGCCACCAAATTCTAGCACAGTGCCAGGAGCATACTCAGCATCGGCCAGATACATCTCTGCCAAGTCAGCATATTGGGCACTTGTGGCTTTGGCAAACACAGTGTTAAAATATGCAGTTGAACTGCCAATGTTACCTGTACCATTTGCTTGACCATTACGTATGTCAGTGTTGACCACGATTACACCGGTTCCGTTAGGTGCCAACGTGATGTTGCCATTGGACCCAGTGCTAATAGTTAGCGCATTCGAATCAACAATGTTGCCTGTTAGACTTACATTGGTTACAAATGCTGTGCCCCAATAATTGCTGGCGCCGCCCAGAGATAATGTTCCGTTGGTTGTGGGTGTGATACCAATATTGCTCTGCCACGACGTTGTGGCATTGTTGAAAAACCAGGTGGCTGTGGCAGGGTTTCCTGCCTGTATGCCAGACCCATCAACATTGGCTCCACCTGTGACGTTGTTGGCCACAATGATGTCTTTGTCGTTGACTGTGAGATTGGCCACATTGAATATGGTTTCTGTTCCTGATACACTCAGGTTACCTGTAATCACCGCACTGCCATTGATTGTGATGTTGCCGCCGACAATGTTGCCTGTGGCTGATATCAATCCAGCGGTTCTTATGTTACCACCAACAACGTTGCCAGTAGCAGATATAAATCCTCCAACTGTTGCATTGCCAGCTATCCTGGTAGTACTATTTGTGTTGGCAATATAAACATTGCTGGCATCGCCACCTATGTAAATTGTTGTTGGATTAACATTGCCCAACAACAAGGTAGTTACTCCAAATGGCACACCAATGTTGCCACCGCTTGCGTGTATCGTAGCGCCAGTTATTACTGCAGCGGAGTCAATGTTTCCTGTGGCTGTGATCAATCCTGCTGTTCTCAAGTTGCCACCCTGTACGTTGCCAGTGGCACTGGCCACACCGGTAATGATAGCGCCGGTAGATGTAACATTAAGCACGTTGGCTGTTCCACCCACACTGGTTGTAACGTTACCTCCTGAACTGGTAACGCTGACGTTACTGGTTCCAGAACTGATACTATTAGAACTCAGGGCACCAATTTGTGCTGCAACATAAGCCACAGTGGCAATGTTACTGCCGCCTGGTGTGATAGCATCATGTACCCGTAGGGTTCCGGCGGTGGTGTCCACGGTGATTTCGCCCAGGGCTCCGGTAAAAGCCGCATTTTGTGCGTTGGTTCCGCGTCTGTATTGTACTTGTGAGGCCATTTTAAGTTCCTATATCGTATTTATGTCACTATTGCACGGTCTGTAACTCTGCGCCAATTGGTGCCGTCGGCAAAGGCCGGCACTGGTCCTCCGGTTTCGTTGGTCACGTATATCATAGCGCCAGCTATTGCAGCACTGGGCAATGTGCTGGTGGTGTAGCCGGGTAACACAAACTGATCTGGATAGATCAAACCCGAAATGACCAGTTCTCCAAGATCTGCTTCACTATCCACAGTGCCGGTTATCAGGCCCAGATCCTCCGATACTGTAACTGGTTCGGTTACTGTTCCAAAATCTGCTCCATCCACAAAGAGTTCGCTGCCGCCCTGGGCGCCAATGGTTATGGTGTCTGTGGCCGGATCGATCACAATACTGATACCAGTGCCGGCTGTCAAAGTCAGGGTATCGGCTATGCTATCTGCCACGGCACTGTTGCCACCGGTGACTGTGATGTTACTGAATGAGGTTATACCAGATAAGCCTGCACCGTTACCTAAAATATTACCGCCGGTAATATTACCGGTGGCACTGATCAATCCAGCAGTTGAAACATTTCCAGCAATGACGTTTCCTGTGGCAGTGATCAATCCTGAAGTTAATAAATTTCCACCTGTGATGTTGGCCGCACCGGTAATCGTGCCCGTGGCACTCACGGTGCCGGTTGTTAATATGTTTCCGCCTGTGATGTTGCCAGTGGCTGTAATTAGTCCACCGGTCAACAAGTTGCTTCCGGTAATATTGGCGCCTGTTATTGTGCCGGTTGATGAAACAACGCCGCTGGTTAGTATGTTGCCACCAACAACATTGCCGGTGGTGCTGAGATTTGAACCTGCATTGCCTGTGAGAACATTGGCACCGTTTATGGTCAAAGAATTACCGGTTGTGGCCAGGGTGACATCGCCAATGTAAATTGAACTATTGGCAACCCATAAATCTTTCCATCTGGCTGTGTTTGAACCTAGACTGTAGGTCACATTGGCACTAGGCAACAAGTTGGCTGCAAAGGTCGCTGTGTCAGAAGACAACACTGCCACGTTGTTGGTGCCAGCTACACCCACTGTGATATTGCCGCCTGATGAAACCACGTTGACGTTGCTGGTTCCGTTGGAAATTGAGTTAAGACTGATGCCTGTGACTGCTATGGTCACAGATTTGGCAGAGTTGTTGCCGGTGATCTGGATGTTGTTGCCAGCGGTGAGTGTGAGTACATCGCCAACTGTGTTGGCCAACACTGCTGTGCCGTTGGCGTAGATGTTGCCGAACGCAAAAGCCGAATTCTGCTCAAAGGTCAGCGCCGTGGTGCCAATTATGATGGGATTGTTGGTGGTCAGTTTCCACTGCGTGTCTTTGTATACTGTGCCTTCTGTGACCATGACAATGGTACCGGCTTGTAGTTCACCGGTGGCATTGGTATCCACACTACGGATCCAGGTACCGTTTGATCCTGTGCCCACAGTTTCAACTTGATAGATACCGTTTTGGTTGCCTGTGTTTTGGCCGTTAACCAAGACTCGGTCATCTACGCTGAGATTTACACCATCTACTTGGCTGGGTGCTCCGCCAGACAAGGTAACATTGGTAGTTGAGATCGCACGGACTGCCTGTTTGTAGTCAATGTCTGATATTTGTTCGGCTCTAAGTCTTGTTAATCCCATGCATTCACCTGTTGATCACATATTTAGCCAAAAAAATAGAACTGTTGCCAGTCCTATTTTTTACAGTTTTAAACTGTTAAACGCGACCAACTACCACTTCTATCACTGCGTCGCCTTCGCTGTCAGCCAAGGCTTTGCCGATCACTGTGCCTACCGCTGGATTGGCTTCGGCCCGTGCTACACCATTGCCGGCACTGACCATCATGTCGCCTTTGCGAACTGTACCTGTTACGCTTGTGGGCACACGTCCAGTTAATGCTACCATGGCAGTGTATTCACTTTGCAAGCCATCGTTCATCCTGTAGCTGGGGTTGGTTGAAATCACACCTGCCACTCTGGAACAACCATCGTTCACACACAAGGTAACTTCAGCTGAGCCGCCAAACATGACCACTGTACCCGGAGCATAGTCTGCGTCTGCGGCATATTTCTCTGCCAAGTCAGCGTATTGTGCTGATGTTGCTAGAGCAAACACAGTGTTGAAACGTGCTGCAGTGGCACCAATGTTGCCCGTGGCATTGGCCTGACCATTGCGTATGTCAGCGTTGACCACAATCACTCCTGTGCCATTTGGCGCTAGTGTGATATTGCCATTGCTTGAAGTACTGATAGTCAGTGGGCCTGTGTCAACAATGTTTCCAACAATGCTCAAATTGCCACCAGTAGAAATGTTACCTACAGCACTAATTCCAGCACTTGATACCCAGCTGTTGGCCGAGTTGTTGTACAGCCAAGTGATGTAAGGACCACTTAATGGGCCAACTTCAAGACCACCATTGTTGGCTTGCGCGGCGCTGGCTGCATTGTTAGCAACGCTGATTTGCAAGTCGTTTGTGGTAATTGTGTTAGAATTGATAGTAGTTGTTGTACCATTGACTGTCAAGTTACCTGTTATAACAGCATCGGAGTTCACAGTAAGACCGTTAGCTGTTAGATTGCCGGCTGTGACCAAGTTTCCACCTGTGATGTTGCCGGTGGCTGTGATTAGACCTGCGGTACGGATGTTTCCACCTATCACATTACCTGTGACAGTCGCAAGTCCAGCTGTAGTGATATTTCCACCTATCACATTACCTGTGACAGTCGCAAGTCCAGCTGTGGTGATATTTCCACCCGTTACATTACCTGTGGCTACTACGTTGCCAGTGGCACTGAATGCACCGTTGACCAACACGCTGGTGTTGGATGCCAATAAAACGTTGGCATTGCTGTTTACGTTGATATAGGCCTGACCTGTGCCGTAGATACCAATGACGCTGGTACCAGTAGTGATAGCACTGACGTCCACGTTGCCCACGTCCACGTTGGCCTGTGTGATACCGTCTGCTGTGAACACAGCAAATGTGTTAGGTGAAGCTTCTTTGAGTTGTAAGTTACCTAGGTAAATGGTGTTTCCACCAACCCATAAGTTGCTCCAACGATTTGTGGTATTGCCCAAACTGTAGGTCAAGTTGGCCGATGGACTTACATTGCCGGTCATGACTACGTCAGCTGTGGTATCGCTGACTGCTATGATAGCATTACCAGGTCCGTTAGCAATTGAGTTGACTGTGGTAGTTGTGGTGATTTCACGCACATCAATCACGTCTGTGGTTGCCGGAGCTTCTGTGAATGTCAAGATGTTTCCGCCTGCACCAGAGACTGCATAGGCCAGGGTTGGGATCTGGACCACACCGTTAATGCTTACGATACAGCTATTGGTTGTTTGGCTACCATTGGTCAAGGTGAACTGCACTGTGCTGCCATCGCCGGCAAACTGTTCATCGGCAATGACTGTGAACACTGGCACACCCACCGCGGTCCATTCAGTGTTGTCATACAATTCCAAGTTGTTGTTGGTGGTATTGAAACGCACCATACCTGTGACACCGGTGCCTGGACGTTGTGCTGTGTTACCTGTTGGAACCTTGATTGACGTGGTTGTACTAAAGTTTACAACAGCGTTGGTAACCTGTGTAGAGCTACCAAAGCTGGCTGTGCCTGTACCAGCATCTACATAAAACACATTGGCCAAGGTATCGCCATCCACTGCAAAGTCTGTGTCAAGGTCTGAACCATTGATGGTGATACGACCGCTGGCAGGACCATCAATAATGCCCGTGGTCAGAATCAAATTAGCACCAGTGATGTTACCTGTGGCTGTGATCAGACCGCCGGTTAATACATTACCACCTGTGATGTTGGCCGCACTGGTAATTGTGCTAGTTGCACTGATCAGACCACCAGTGAGCAAGTTGCCACCTGTGATGTTGGCCGCACTAGTGATTGTGCTAGTGGCCGAAATCAAGCCACCAGTGAGTACATTACCACCAGTAATGTTGGCTGTGGCACTGACTGCCCCACCTGTGAGTACATTACCACCTGTGACGTTACCGGTAGCTGTAACTACTCCAGCGGTTGTGAAATTACTGCCTGTGATGTTGCCGTTGGCCACTACAGCGTTGCTGGTTTTGTCAAAGGTAAATCCAGGACTGCCTGCCAAAAGGTCGTTGTCATTGAATTGAATGTTTGTGTTGGCTCCACCTGCATCAATGTTACCGCTGATGTTGGCAAATATGTTGTTGGCATAAATGTTACCAGTACCACTAACTATGCCACTGCCAAACAACAAGTTACCGCCTGTGACGTTGCTGGTTGCAGATATCAATCCACCTGTGAGTACATTACCACCTGTGATATTAGCAGCACTGGTGATTGTGCTAGTTGCTGAAATTAATCCTGCTGTCAAGACGTTGCCACCTGTGACATTGCCAGTGGCAGTTACTAGGCCAGCAGTGATCAAATTACCACCAGTGATGTTGCCTGTAGAACTAACCAATCCGCCTGTGGTCACATTGCCACCTGCTAGATTGCCTGTGGCAGTTACAAAACCACCGGTTAGAATATTGCCACCTGTGACGTTGCCTGTGGCAGTTACTAAACCACCTGTTGTGACGTTACCACCAGCCACATTGCCTGTGGCAGTGACAAAGCCAGTGGCAATAAGATTTCCACCTGAAGCAATATTGCCTGTGGCACTCAAACTTGTGCCTGTGGCAGCACCAATGTTTGGCGTTGTTAAATTGGCGCCAGCTTTGACGCTGATGTTGCCAGTGCCATCAAATGCTGTGGTGTTGTTGTCAACCTTGGCGCTGAAGGTCTGACCCACCAGGATCAAACCAGCTGAGGTGTTGGCTGAGTAAATCTGTGCTTGACTGAACTGAGCAAAGGTAATGTTGCTGGTACCAAATGTGATGATGCCCGACGGTGCATCAACCACATAGGCTGAACCCAGGTTGACGTTACCACCAGTGACAAAGAAGTAGCTGTTAAGGCTCAGTGCCTCGGAACTGTTAGTGCCCCATTGGTCTGCGTCTGTGGAACGAACAAGGTTTGTGGCATTGGCCCAGGTGTAAACACCGTTGAATACCGCATTGGCTTCGTTCTTGACCAGGATTCTTGTGCCCAGGGTCTGCACGTTGGCTGTGTCAATGAGATTGAACGAACCTGTGGTGGTCAACAAAGCACCAACACCGTTGCTGGCACCGTTGGGTTGGGTGTAGGTAATTGTTCCACCTGTGGCAGTGGCCAGATTGCCTGTGGTGGCCGCAACCACGGCAGTATGAACAGTCAATCCAGTTGAGGCCAGGATGTCAACATAGTATTTGCTGGCCACATCGTTGTCTTGAACTGGTTGCAAGCTGACACCATTGATATAGGTATTGCCACCCAAGATGATGTTGCCAGTGCCGTTGGGTGTAATACTGATATTACCGTTGGCGCCAGTTGTAGCAAGAGTGATCCCGCCCGAGCTGGCCAAGGTTGCTGTGTTGACTGCAAGTGCTATCACATTGCCTGTGGCACTGACATAGCCTGCAGTTTCAATGTTGCCGCTGGTGGCTAGACCTGTGGCTGAAATCAAGCCCGGAGTTAATAAATTGCCACCGGTGATGTTGGCAGTAGCACTGATCAATCCACCTGTGAGGATATTACCGCCAGTTACGTTGGCAGTGGCACTGACCACACCAGTAACAAATACGCCTGTAGTAGCAAAAACTGCCACGTTGCTGGTACCAGCAACGCCAACAGTGATGTTGGAATTGGCCGAGGCATTAAGATTTGAAGTACCGTTGCTGATTGGAAATCCAGCTGAACTAGCAGCTACACCAGTAAGCTGGCTACCGTTACCAATAAAGAAACTGCTGGCATTGGCTATGATGTTGCCTGCGGCACTGACCTGTCCGCCTGTGAACAGATTGGCACCGTTGATGTTGCCGTTGGCAGTCAATACATTGCCAACCTTGTTGAATGTGAATCCCGGACTGCCATTTAAAACATCGCTGTCGTTGAATTGGACTTCGGTATTGGATCCGCCAGCATCAATATTACCACTGATGTTACCAATAAAGTTGGCAGCATACACATTACCTGTGCCAGACACGATGCCTGCTCCGTATAGAAGATTTCCACCGGTGACGTTGCCTGTGGCCGATACTAGGCCTGCTGTGGTAACGTTGCCACCGATGACATTGCCAACTGCGCTAATAAATCCTCCAACCGTTGCGTTGCCAGCTATTCTGGTGGTACTATTTGTGTTGGCAATATAAACGTTGCTGGCGTCGCCACCTATGTAAACTGTTGTTGGATTATTATTGCCCAGATACAAGGTAGTTACACCAAATGGCACACCAATGTTACCACTGCTTGCGTGTATCACGCCGCCGGTTATTACTGCATTGGAGTCAATATTTCCCGTGGCTGTGATCGACCCAGCTGTGCGGATGTTTCCGCCTGTGACATTGCCTGCGGCACTGACCAAACCCGGAGTTAGGAGATTGCCGGCAGTGACGTTGCCTGTGAAACTGGCAGCGCCAACAATGTTGCCTACCAGGCTTGTGGTACCGTTGATTACAATGTTGCCACCAATGTTGGCATTGCTGGTATGGAAGTCTGCATAGCTGGAGATAGTGATTGTGGTATTTGTTTCACCAGTGCTGGTGAAAGCTGTGACAAATTCGTCAGCACTTTCGTCCCACACAAATGCTATGTTGCTTTGATCGCCTCGAGCTCCTACAAAACCAATGTCAACCACAGGCGTTCCTGAAGTTTGTCCTGATGCCAAAAGAATCACTGGATCTTCAATGGTGGTGATCGTGGTATCAATAGTGGTTGTGTTGCCTTGGACTGTTAAATTTCCTGTAACAGTCAAGTTAGAATTATAAGTTAAGTTGTTGGCTATTTTACCAGATGTGATGGTGAAATCTTGCAGTTTGCTGGTAGCATTTACCCCCAAGAAGGTATTGCCGGATGTAGCATCCGTGATTTGATTATTTTTTATACGTGTGACGGCCATGTCAACTCTCCAATTTATGAAGTATTTACCGTGTCCGGTCAAAAAGTATTGTGTGCCTTGTAAAAACAAGACATTTGCTCACCAGCTAGTTTTAGGAAAAAACTGTGTTTTAGATGTTGCTAGACTAGAGATATCGCACGTCAATCACGTCTGTGCTCACCGGCGCTTCTGTGAAGATCAAGGTGTTGCCTGGATTGGGACTTATGTTATAAGCGGTCACTGGCAATTGCACCACACCGTTGAGCATGATCAAGGTACCAGCCGTGGTAGTGTTGCGATTGAGGGGGAAATTTGTGGTACTGCCGTCGCCGTTGAAGGTTTCGTTGGTGACTCCGCCGACCACCTGATCCCATTCAGAGCCATCGTAAACTTCTAATCTTAGATTATCTGTGTTGAATCTTATGGTTCCTTGCACAGCCGGACTGGGACGCTGAGCTGTATTTCCAGCAGGAATAATCAACCCCAGTGTGCCACTAATAGTGACCAGTCCAGTTCCTGTGGCAGCCAAGGTTATGTTTCCATTGGCCAAGGTGGTGGTTATGGTCGTATTGGACACAGACAGATTGCCAATGTTGCTGACATTGCCCAACTGTGAATCTACATAAAATTTAGTAGCAGCATCGGCATTGGCATAGGGATTGGCCAAGTTGTTGATGTTGATATTGCCTGCGCTGATATTGCCCACATTGGCAATCACAATATTACCAACTGTGATATTGCCAACCACTTCAAGTGTTGATGTTGGAGTGGTGGTATTGATTCCGACGCTGTTGGCACCAACATCTAGATACACCAAGTCTGTGTCAAAGGCCAGATCAATGCCATCTCTTTCAAGATTGCTGGATAGAATTTGTCCTTTGACGTAGTTGATTGCCATGATATTCCCTAGTAAGGGTATTTAGCTGGTTAGTTTTGGGTTTGAACGACGTTGATTGGAACGCCGTTGGGCGGTGCCGATGTAAATGTAACGACCAAGCCGCTGACTGTGTAGGCCACAGTGGGTTCTTGATATATGCTGCCAACAAAAACTTGTATCTGTTCGGCATCAGCCGGTGCTACAGTGATAGTGTAATCCACAGTGCTGCCGTCGCCAACAAAGCTGTCCACAGTGTAGGCAACCACTCCACCGGTGCCAAAACTCTGCCATATAGTGCCGTTGTAAAATTCGCAAAAGCCAGAATCCGTATTGTATCGGATCATGCCAAACAAGGGATAGTCAGGACGATTGGCTGCACTGCCAGTGGGCAGTCGCACACCGCTGCTGCCGCTCTGAAGTTGGCGGTTTTTTACAAAATATCCCATTAGGCCGATGTATAAGAGGTCAGCACAGATATACTGTTGTTGGCACTGGCATTGACCCGGATACTGTCATTGTTGCTGAGAATTAGTTTTTCGTTGCCCACATAGAACTGATAGGTATCCTGTGCTGCGATTTCAATGTTGGCAATAACTGCTGTAAGGTTACCCGCAGATCCGCCACTAGGTACCACAAAAACATTGGCCTGCACATTAGAGGCTGTGTAGTTACACAAACTTAAAAAAGTGACCACAGTGTTGCCAGTGCTGGCATACACATTGGCAGTTGCTGTTGTCACGTTAGCTGTTGAAATTGTCATAGTAAATCCTTAAAATATAATGCTGTAAAGTCTGGCACGTGTGGCGCTGATCAACTCGTCATCAACCGAGGAGGACACCACATACAGACCAGTGGCACCGATGCCTACTGCCTTGTTATAAATTGCCACACTGTTGGATGTGGCCGTTGGTGTAGATCCAATGTTGCCCAAAACTTGTTGACCTTGCACAGTCATCTTGCTGTTGGCCGAGTCGAAGGTAAAATTGGAATTGGCCCCAAGTACGCCGCCCGAGTTGAATTGAATTTGTGTGTTGGCGCCAGCTGCTACCACTGCACCGCTGGCAGCAATATTACTGTAGGGAGTTATTGCTGCACCCGATATGGTCACGCTGGGGCTGATCTGCCAAGCATTTACTGTGGTGTCAAATCTCAGTCCGGCAAAAGTCTGCGGGTTGGTGGGTTTGGTTGCTATCAAACCCGAATCAGTGACATTGGCAACCGGGGTGTTGTTGGCTGCCACCACAATAAAAGCATCGTTTACAGCGATTTCACTGACGTAGGTAATGTTTCCAGTGACGTCCAAGTTGCCGTCAACATAGATTGTGCCCACTCCGCTGTCCACGGTAATGTACCAATTGCCGCTGATATTCTTATAGGTTGACATTTACAGATCCTTTTTGTTATTTATGCGGTCTAGCAAGGTGCGCAAATCCAGTCGATCAAAATTGGACAGCTGATCAAACTGCTCAATTTCGGCTGTAGTGGGCCCAAAAATTCTCACAAACTGGGTTAATTTATGATCTTGCGCAATGTGACACAGTTGTTTGATCCAGTTTCCTGTGAAAGTAGGAGTTGAGTTTGTGGGCCTATAAAATTCAGTGCCGGCATACAAGTTGTTTATGAGATTTCCAGGACTGGGGCCTAGATCAAATCCCAACATGTAGATTCGACGATGACCGTCCATGGCTGCTATACCCGCGGCTACTGGACCCGAGCTGTAGCCAAAATAGGGTTTGGGTATGGCCTGAGCTCCCAGATTTGGCAAAGGACGCCGGGTGTAAAATTTGTGTCGGGTACTGTATCCGCTTTCCTGGATGGCCGTGGATATGGGGCGGTCAGTGGCTATCAACACATCGGGTGTAAATTCTCTATATAGAGCGTTGCATCCATAAATTTTTCCATGCTGATGCAATTGGTTTAAATCAACGTTCTGTCGGCTGGTACCGTTGCCCAATACAAATGCTATGCTCATAAAAAAATCCCCACAGTACTTATTGTGGGGATTTTTGGGTCGCTAATAAAAATTACGATGTGTAGTTTTCTACGATAGCAAGATCAAGGTCGCCTGTGCTGAGTTGGCTACCAGTAGCCCAGGTATCAACTTCTGCACCCGATTTGGCTGTGGTTCCTTCATCGCTGAAGAAGTTGTCAGCGAATACCACGTTGTTGATTTGCTGAGCAGCATCCCAGACATCGCCGGTGTCAGCATTGCCGCCGGTGGCACCGCCAGCAAAGTTCTGCAAGAACTTGTTGGTCAGTTTGCTGACAGCTGTTTCTGTGGATGAGTTATCAAAGTAACTGATGCTCATGTTGCCAGCTGTGGGGCTAAGATCATTAGCCAATACACAGATACCCACAGCATTCACACGACCTGTGCCTGTGTTGCCCAAGGCAGCTGTGGCTGTGAAGATTGTGCCAATCTGTGCGTTGGGGGCACCGTAGCTGGCCCAGTCTGTGTCACCTACCACAGTGATGCGATAAGCACGACCCGATACCAATGCTGTTCTGGCTGTGCTGTCAGCTACCAAAAACTTGTGTGCGCCTTTTTGGCGGATGATGTAGCCGTCGGCTTCAGCAAATCCGGTGACAAACACGCGGCATTTGACGATAGGATAGTTGGCTGTAGCGATTGTAGGAGGCTGTGTACCACCAACAACACCAAGATAATCTGTTGCACTTGTCCAGTCACTGACACCAGATGGTGGCACAGGATTGGTCAAACTAGACAGGGCATTGAAGCCAATATCAACACCGGTGTTACCGCCGGTTTCAATTACTTTTTTAATTTTGAGAGGACGTCCCATTTTGTTTTCTCCTTAAAGAAGCCCAATGTGGGTTCTAGCCACTACGCAGGGGGTTAAAGCCTGCATAAAACGCCTTATTGCGTTGACAAGTATTTATGGCATGGCATGAAATATTGTGTAGTCCACTGTGTTTCTTAAATATTACCATGAACGCAGAAGAACTTATAGCTTCCGGCAACGACTGCCGAGAAAACAATGACCCTGAAGGTGCCTTGCAACAATATGCCCAAGCCCTTACGCAGGATAGAAATTCAGCATCGGCCTTCAACAACTATGGCAACGTGCTGAGAGAAATTGGTGAGCCCGAGGCGGCTATACCGTTCCTGCAAAGAAGCATACAGCTAGTACCCAATGCCGTGACTCCGAACTTCAACCTCAGCGTGGCCTATCTTTTGGCCGGTGATTATGCACGTGGTTGGCCGCAATACGAACATCGCTGGAACTTCGAGCACTTGGCCGGAACCTTGCCCAAATTTAGTCAACCAAGATGGGCCGGGCAAGATCTCCGAGACAAAACTATCTTGGTTGTGCAAGAGCAAGGTCTAGGCGATACCATACAGTTTGTAAGATTTGTGTTTGGTCTGCACAATGCCGGTGGTCGTGTGATCCTACAAGTCAACGACAATCTGGCGCCCTTGTTTGCGGGCAGTCCTGTGATACATCAAATCATTGATGCCAACGACACTCCAGAAAATTTTGATTACTGGACTCCAATCATGAGCATACCAGGCATACTGGGAGTCACCTTGCAGAATCTTCCTCACCAGTTGCAGTACTTGTCTGCCAGACAAGATTTGGCACAGCAATGGCAAACCTTGTTGGGTCCTAAAAAACGTCTGAGAGTGGGTGTGTGCTGGTCCGGCCGTCCAGACTCCTGGATCAATCGTCACAAAGGCATGCCTTTTGAAGTCATTCTTGATCTTATCAAACGTAACCCTGCTATAGAATGGATCAATTTACAGGTAGAATGCTCTGCCGAACACAGCAAGATCTTGGAGGACAACGGGGTCAAAAATTTTCAAGGACAGATACGAAATTTTGCCGATACTGCGGCCTTGATACATCACATGGATGTTGTTATCAGCGTGGACACTGCTGTGGCTCATTTGAGTGGAGCCTTGGGAAGACCCACTTGGATACCGCTCAACTGGTACGGCACTGACTGGCGTTGGTTGCTCAAACGAGATGACAGTCCTTGGTATCCATCGGCACGCTTGTTCCGTCAGCCGCGCCTGGGTGACTGGCAATCGGTCACCGACAAAATACATCAATACCTTTCCTGGTTCAAAGTATAGCCAACAAAAAAGCCCCTTTCGGGGCTTTTCTGTATCTTCCCATCCCTGAGAAAATAAACTGTGTTCTCTGTTTAGGAGATTGAAAATTTCTGAACTGCGATATCGCCAACATAGTCAGCTGCGTT